TTATCACCCAACCCCTTTAAATAGCCGTAAGTTCGATTACAGGCCATCTCATATTCCTCGATTTCCCTCTTGGAAGGCGTTTCATATTGTCTTCTAGCGAGGTAATCAAGAAGATCCTTGTAAGATATTTGCTTGGCCTGATAATCGCTTAATTTACCGGATAAAAGACCAAACATCCAATTCGCCCAGTACGGCGGTATCTTTTTAACGAGTGAACCGGGATCTATACCGTGTTTTTTCAAATTCTCTTTATCCTGAGATGTTAGGTGACTTGGCCCGAATATTTTCCAGACCAAGTCAGCAAACCTGAAATCCACCAATGACAATATTTCCTGTATCTGCTCGTTATTGAAAATCATAATTCTTTTTAACGATTATTTTGGTTTAATAATATCAACCATTTTCTTAACAATATCAGCGAATAGAATGTTTAGCTCCTCGTTAAATATTTTCTTGGTTTCATTCTCGTATCCGTTTATAACATCAGGGAAACGAACGGGATCTTTAACCCCCGTTCGTTCCTTTTTGACAACCGGCCTAACCGTTTTTATATCTATACCGGATACCTTCTTTTCCACGATCAGGTTTATTTTTTATTCAACAATATTCTTGCGAAATCTTCTGCCTCGGACTTGCTATCAAATACATGACGTTTCGAATCATCAGTGATATATTTATAGTTCTCATCCCAAACTTTCACCTCGAATTTACCATCACCTTCTGAAATTTGAGCACCACCCTTTCCCGGGATTTCCAATTCAAATTTACCACCGCCCTTATCTTCAAATTTAAAATGCTTATTATCCTTTCTTCCCCAAGAATCAGTTAGATTCTTATAATCATCACTACCAACTTTCACGGTATCCGTCCAATTCTTCTCGCCCTTTCTTCGATACTCAACAATCAAATCACCGTTAGGTTTCGTGTCAATGATCCGACCCTCGTTACCTCCGAATAACGGTACGAATTTATCTTCCCGTGCGTTACCAGTAATCGGTGTTGCGTACATCATGTTTCCCACCTTCGTCTTTGACCCAGTTGGAGTTGTCTCACCTTCCTTGGCGAATTTCATTTCAATGCCGTTCTGAAACCGACCATCCTTACTAATCCGTGTAAGAATCATTTCCTTCCCGGCATACATAATATGATCACCAACTTTAAGTTTATCCGTAACATTTTTAGGTGTCGTTTTCTCCGGTTTTATAACAGGGTTACCTTTCGGTGTTGTCTCTTTCGTTTCGCTTTCTTTATATCCTTTCGGTTTCGGTCTCCAACCTTTCGGAGTTTTGACGTACTCTTTTCCTCCCCAAACACGGATTTCGCCAATAGCCGCTCCCTTACCGGCTTTCTCGATCGTTTCAAGTGCCTTTATGTTAATATCTTCCATAACTATTTTTCTTTAACCATCTTCTTCACAAGGTCTCCGAATAGAAGGTTGAGATTTTCATTAAACATTCGTTTCGTTTCGTTTTCATAGCCGTTTATGACATCAGGAAAACGAACAGGGTCTTTAACACCTGCTCGTTCCTTCTTGACGATCGGTCTGACCGTCTTTATATCAATTCCGGCCACTTTCTTTTCCATGACTAAGTTGATGATTTTTTGTTACTTTAACCTTACTTCTGATTATCATCGAACTCAATTTTATAACCCATGGCCTCCCGTTTATCAAGTTGATCAAGTGAAATGGTAATTCCATCACCATTAGGGAAACCAATTTCTGCGATTGGTTGCTTTTCTTTTCCGTAAAGGCGAACTCTCTCAATTTCACCCACACCATCTTTATAAGAACCTCTACCGTCCGAGAAATATTCCTTGAATGTTATTTTCTTTCCAACCAAAAATTTTTTGGATTCCTTGATATCCATTGACGCATATTCTCTCTTTTCATTCTTATCACCCTCCGCGATCCTTTTCGCATCCTCGTGCATATCATCCTTGACGGAATTGTGACCTTCCCTGAGTTTCCGGTTAATCATATCAACAAGGGATTCCCCTTTTCCTTCTTTTCCTGCACCCTCTTTCTTCTCACCACCTTCTTTGTAACCTTTTGGTTTCGGACGCCATCCTTTCGGAGTCTTTATATATTCTTTTCCACCCCATGTTCTCACCTCGCCCATTTGAGCGCGACCCATGGATTTTTCAATTTCCTCGAGATAATTTTCATCCGTGAATTCCTGACCCATGGATTTAGCTATAAACGCTTTTCTTTTTATTTCTTCTACAAGTGCTTCGTATAACATAACCTTCTTTATTTATTTTGTTCATCTAAAGGTACGAAATAGGTACCTATTCACCAACTATTTCGCGATAAAAAATCCTGTCAAAAAACTAACACCCACGCCAATCCAGAATAATCGTTTTCGGCGTTTTATCTTGTCTTCTAGCGTGGCTTTGTTTTTTTGATATTCTAGGTTTACTGCCATCTCGTTCTCAAGCCTAAAACGATAATCGACGTTTAATTTCAAGAGGCTATCGATCTGAATATTCTTAATCTGAATAAACTTCGTTAAATCCAAGTAGCGTACCCGCAACGTATCATTCTCCTCCATGAGGAACCTCCGGTGAAGTAGGCGATGGTTGATAACCTTGACTTGCGGCATCGTTATGATAACGCAGGTATCGCCACCCACTTCAATCTTCCTTGGATAGTTCTTCTGACAGAAGCCGCACGTGCTCGTCATCAGTAAGATTGCTAAGATTGCGAAGTTTTTCATCGTATTCTTTTTTTAACCGCTCGGTTTCCCGTTTAAACTTATCAAATGATTCCGCCTCTCTCCTCTTCTGCTCCTCTATCACGCGGACCAACTCGCCACCCACGTTGTTCAAAGAATCCAACAATTTCCTGTTCTGAAACTCCTTCTCCTTCAAAAGCTCGGTGTTATCATCCTTCTGATCCCGGTTCACGTAAATGAATAACGCTATCAGAATAAAGGTCAGTACAATGACCAACCCTTTATAACTTTTTCGCTTGGTCGTCATTCTTGAAAACTTTTATCTATGAATTCACATGCACGTTCAAAAATGGGGTTACCTTTCATGCTTTTCTCCACTTCCTCGAACGGATTCGGAACACCCGCTTCAGGTTCACCCGTTTCATCATCCACGATCTGATTCATACCCTCACCCCCGAACATGGAGGCCTGTTTCTGGGTTTGGTAAACCTGATTAAGGATGATATCCTTGTTCTCATCAAACTCCCTGCCGGAATACTTACGGAACATATCCTGCATCGAAACCATACCGGCGGACAATTTTTCACTATCAAGTTTCACCTGTTTTTCTTCGTCTTCAACCTCGATACCCGTAAACGCGAACTCCATTTCTTCGTCTAACTCAGAAATCAAGAACTTATTTATGATATCCTGCAGGAAGATTAACAGGGGGTATAAACCTTTTTGCTTACTATGATCCAATCTCTCTCGCTGACCTTGTTGCCCGAATAAATTCGCCGCTTCCCTGAATTGGAATCCCAGCTCGCTCGGATCGATTCGGTACACGGAACATAGTAGCACGATCAAAAACTTGGTCCAGTTATCAAATTCCATGTCACGGTTTCCCTTCTGCAAATCCACCCACTCTAGATCAAGACCTGCGAAAATTGGGATTTTGTGCGAGTTATGAGTAAGCATTCCATTTACGATAAATTGATGCTTATTATCATATATTTCGACATCATACATTGGAATTTCCTCATCAAAGGACGACAGTTCAACTATAGGGGAGAACCAAAATTCACTAAACTCATCATGAAGTTTATATCCAATTCTCTCCGCGATACCGGTCAATCGCTGGTACGAACATTTATCTTTTCCAATCGATATCCTGTGTAAATCCGTCGTTAATCGCTGATCGCCAACACAACCATTTTCACCAAAAACCCATCTCCGATAAAGTTCAACTCTCATCTTTTTCGCTTCGAGTTTACCCATTTCGGGGTGTAATGAAAACATAGTTGAGTAATTTTTTTTATAATCATGCCCCAACTGTTTATGTGGTTGAAGGAATCCGATTCTCTCATAAAATTCTCGTCTATCTTTCACTAAAAGATGAATTCCCTTCTTATCGGACTTACGTAACCTCGTTTTTGAATGATATTCCTCGATTGAACATTGTATTCCTTCCGATATCAATAACATCCTTGTTTGATATCGTAATAGATCGGATGAAATTGTAATCCTAACTCCCAACCCTTCACTCACAACACTACCATCCGCGGAGAAAAATCCTCTTAAAAACGCGCACCTTGATTCCGAATCAATATCATGTATCATAGGTGGGATAACCTTTCCTACATGGCTACAGGTAAATCCAATACCAATTAGAAATTCATAAAAATCAGCATCAAATATACCTATTTTACAATATTTATCCGCCACAGATTTGAACCCATACACCTTTTTACAGGATTCTATCTGATCGAATGATCTACAATAATCCTGCGATTTTGCATTTATGCCATATCGATTTAATACACATAGATGCTGCTCCCTTATATGTAATTCCTTTTCACTGTGATAGAATAATTCCATTCTTTTACGACGACTCTCACCGTTATCAATATAGCCATCACCGGTCAACCAGCCAAGAATCTCAAAAAGATCGTTCTCGACCACCTTGCCCTTATAATAAAATTTTCGTGTACCTTCCACAGGTTTTTTATTACAAAGAACAAAATCTCCCACTTTAAGATCTTTTCTCTCCTTCCACTCTATAATTCCTGAATCCGACACAACCTTAAACTTATGATTATCCGATGAAGTAATGGATAATCCATTTGCCAGGGTTAATGTACATTTCTTTTTAAGACCTGTCCTATACACACGGCCATACTCAAAGTTTTTCCCAGTCCAAATGATCGCCTCTTTTTCTTGTGATCCATTTAAAAAATCTTCAATGGACGTTACCCCGATATTCTTTAATACCAATAACGAATCACCTGCTAAACAGTTATCCACTCCG